GGTCGTTCGGCCTACGGCCTCGCTCCCACGCCCTGCTCCACCCACAGTTTGGGCAGGGGTCAATGCTCCGCATTGCCCTATTACCTGCCCAAACCGTCGTAAAGGTTTGGAAAGATGCACGAAACAACAGTTGCGGTTCCGCCTTCCCCCTGCTAATTCTATACCCTGTAAGGAATTAGCGTTGCTGGTTCGGTAGTCTGAAAGCATCGGGAAATTGCTGTTGTCAGCTATGTTGGCAATTTTCCGAAAACAGGGGTTTTTGCGATGAGAAACGATTTTACTTTGTATTTCAGGAAGGTTCCGTCTGGGAAAAGGGTGTACTACTACTACGCCTATAACGATGGTGGTGACAGGCTGGGGCCGTGGAGCACGGGAGAGGATGTCAGGACGGCGGCAAGGAATTACTGCAACAACCTGATTAGGCAGGGTATGCTGGTGCCGGGGATTAAGGGCATGACGACCTTTGCGGTATATGCCGCCGAGTTCTGGGACTGGGACAAAAGCGAGTACCTTAAGCACAGGCGCAAGAGGCGGAAGCTTACGCAGGGGTACGCCGAAAAATGCCAAGGGGTCGTGGATTTTACCCTTGCGCCGTACTTCGGGAAGATGAGGCTGGACAGGATTACCGGGGATGTAATAGACAAATGGCTTGACTACATGATTGCGGAGAAATACGAGAACTCGACCATCAACGGCTATTATGGCACATTGCAGACAATGATGAAATGGGCGGCAAGGAAAAAGTACATCGTGCGCGATCCGTTCCTTGACGTGCAGAAGCTTGTTGATGAACAAAAAGAAAAAGAGATTGTTAACCATGACGAATTCAAGGCGATGTTTGTCGATGACTGGAAAACTGTCTGGGACAATGACCTGCTGTTGTTTGTGGCCAACAAACTGCTGGCTTTGACGGGTATGCGGGTCAGCGAATTGCTGGGGCTTAAAGGCGAACACGTATTTGATGACCATATATATGTGTGCCTACAGCATGACAACAAACATGGAGATCGTGAGACCAAAACAAAAACAAAGGACAATATACCGCTTACCGGGGAATTGATAAAGGATCTGCGGAAACTGATGAAACTGAACGGAAACGGCTATTTGTTTTCATTGACTGGAGGGGAAAAGCCTGTGACAGGCAGGCACATTTACAACGGCTTGCAAAGGGCGTTTAAGAAAGTGGGCTTAAACAAAGAAGAAGTCAAAAAGCGTGGGCTTAACGTCCATGCGTGGCGGCATTTTTGTAACACGGAATTGCTGAAAGGCGGTGTGCCTGAAAAGAAGGTACAGGCCGTCATAAGGCACAAGTCGGGGCGCATGACGGAGCGTTACACACATTTTGACCCGACGGAGTTTGCGGAAGTGACGAGGGTGCAGACGGACTTGCTGAAAAAGAAACGCAAAAAGCCGGAAGGCAAAAAACAGGGGGGCAAAAAGCCGGAAGCGCNGAATNAGCGCCCTGCACTGACCATTGTAAAAATGCCGGAAGCCGAAGAAGCGGACGGGAACAGACAGGCTTCATAGCCCTTAAGAAAAAAGTGATTGCGCCCCCGCTGGAATGCGGGGGATTTTTTTTGTCTGCAACACTGAAATTGCCTTAAAAAGGCGAAAATTGCACGAAACAACAGTATCGGCGGGGGCGCATTAGGTGGATATTTTCCGTATGAGAAAGCGGGAATGCCGGGTCTGCCTAGCGGCTGTTTTGCCTGGCGTGAAACCTGAACGGGGGCGGCTATGGAAAAGTATCTGAGCATCGAGGGGCTGGCCGACTATCTGGGCGTTGCTGAAAAGAGCGTCAGGAAATGGGTACTTAACCGGGACATCCCCTTCCACAAGGTCATGAAGCTGGTGAGGTTCCGCCTTTCGGAAATCGAGCAGTGGATTGAGGCAGGCGGAAAGTTCCTGGGCGCGGCCGGGGACGGGGAGCCTGACGAAGGGCTGTTTGACGTGGAAGGTGAAGCGGCCGGCCATGACGTGGGAACCGGGGGCGCGGATGACTGACATTGACAAAGCGATTGAAGAAGCGAAGGCGGCGGTGATGCCTTTTGAAAGCTGGGAGAGGCTTCCGGGGGAAAGCGGGAAAGCTTATGCGGCCTTCTGTGAATACAGGGATTACGGGCCTGAACGGAATATCCGCAAGGCTGTAGAGGGTTTTGAGAAGGACGGGGCGAAGCGTGAAAAGCGTTACAGGGTGTGGCGCAACTGGTGTGCGCAATTCCGCTGGCGTGAACGCGCTGCGGAGTTTGACAATTACACGGAAAAGCTTAGGCAGGGTGAGCTTCGGAAAACAATCGAGGCGCAGGGGGAAATGCACAGGAAGGTCACAGGGAAGATGCTCGAAGTGGTAAGCAAGAAACTTGACACTATGAACCCGGAGGAACTGACGCAGGGGAACGTGACCGAATGGGTGGAGACTGCAATCAGGACGGAGCGCGAAATGGCGGGTCTTGTTGCGGATAACGGCAAGGCGGGAATGAAACAGGGCGAACTGAACTTTGACCCTGACTTTCGGGGGCTGTAGGACATGGGAACAACGGTAAAGTTTAAGCCGACTGCGGTACAGCGCAAAGCCCTTGCGCTCCTGAAAAGCGGGGCGAAGCATATCCTTCTGTTTGGCGGTTCCCGTTCTGGCAAGACTACGGTGCTGGTGATGGCGATTATCTACCGTGCCTTGCGGTTTGCCGGAAGCCGTCACCTGATTTGCCGTTACCGTGCGAAAGATGCAAGGTCTTCTGTGCTGCTTGAAACCATGCTGCCCTGGCTTGACAGGACTGTTGGCGGTTCTGCTTATACCTACCTGAAACACGAGAGCATGATCCGCCTGTATAACGGCTCGGAAATCTGGATAGGCGGCCTTGGGGACAAGGAACAGGCGGACAGGATTCTTGGGCATGAGTACAACACGATTTACTTTAATGAGATTAGCCAGCTTACCTATGCGTCCGTCACTACCGCCTATTCAAGGCTTGCAATGCGTGTTGAGGGCTGCCGGAACCTGTTCTTTTATGACTGCAATCCGGGGTCGCCGCTTCATTGGGCATATAAAATATTCGTCCTGAAAAAAGCTTTTATCACAGGGGAACCGCTGGTGAAAGCGGAACTCTATCAGTCGATGCTTCTAAACCCGGAAGATAACCGCGACAACCTGCCGGAAGATTATATCTCCGACATTCTTGATGTGCTTCCCGAAAAGCAGAGGGCAAGGTTCCGCAACGGGCTGTGGGTTAAGGCGGAAGGCGTGGTCTACGACAAGTTTGATGAAAGCATGATTTTGAAAGCCGATGAACTGCCTGAAAAATTTGACCGTTATGCCGCAGGGCAGGACTTCGGCCTTAACATTACGTTCGTAAAAATTGCATGGCTTGATGATGTGGTTTACGTCCTGTGCGACTACGGGGCGTTCAACATGACTACGAAAAGTTTCAACGCCGAACTGGAAGCAAGGGGCTGGCTGGATTTTTCCGATGAGATGGGCTGCCCTGTGTACTGCGATCCGGCTGGCGGCGAACGGATACAGGAAATTACCGGGGGCGTGAAGGCGAACAATTCTGTTGACAGCGGGATTGATTTTATCAGCGCAAAAATAGAGAGGGAGCAGTTCTTTGTCTGCGAAAGATGTACCGGGGTGCTGTCGGAGATTTGGGACTACTGCCGTGACGAGGCGGGGCAGATCGTGAAGGTCAACGACCATTTCCTTGATGCCCTGCGTTATGCGGTATTCTCCGATGTGCAGCAGGGGGTGATTTTTTCATGAACCCTTTCAGGATGTTTGCGCGTAACAGGCAGAAGGCACCGTCAGGCGGCACTGTCGGTGCCGACAATAGTTTTCAGAATTCCTTGACTTTAGATGACAATTTTAGTAATATATATACATACCCCTTCAGTGACTCCTTCCTCAGCAGCGCATGGACGAACATTGCGGTCAGCATACTGATCCGCAATGTCGCCCGTGCGGACTTTGTCCTCGAAAGGGACGGGGTTGAGCTTACGGGCGGCCCCCTCTTCGCGCTGTTCCACAGGCCAAACGAATTCCTCAGCCGCTACGATCTGTGGAAAGAGACAGCCGCCTGGTGGTTCATTGAGGGGGAGTCGTTCTGGTGGTACGGGCCGGAGTACGCCGGCGGGCTGCCGAAGCAACTGTTTGTCCTCAACCCCAGGAAGCTACGGCTTGAGCAGGAGGGGCTGGATTTGCAGGACGGCAATACGGGCAGGAAACGGCGCTGGTTCTACCATGCCGGGGCCGAGCTTGTCCCAATATTTTCAGACGAACTGATCCACTTCAAGGACTGGAACCCGTGGAACCCTTCAAGGGGCGTAAGCCCCCTTGTCTCGCTTGCGCTTGAGCTTGAGCAGGACTACTACGCAAACAGGGCAAACTCCACCCTACTAAAAAACAACGCAATACCGCAGGGCCTGTTGAAAACCGATCAGGTGCTTAGGCCGGAGGAGGCAGACGCGATAGAGCGGCGGTGGGAGAGCAAGTACGGTCAGGTGAAGGCGGGGCGCAAGATTGCTGTGCTTGGCAAGGGGACGAGTTTTGAGGCGCTGAGTTTCAATCCCGATGTCGTAAAACTTTTTGAGCTTAAGCGGTGGAATCTGTATACGATCCTTGCGAAGTACGGGATACCGCCGAGGGTTGCGAACATCTCGGACAGGTCAACGGCCCTTAGCGGGAAGGACACGAAGGAGCAGCACTCGGCGTTCTGGCAGTACACCCTTATCCCCCTTTTAAGGCAGTTTGAGCAGATTCTTGAGGCGCAGTTCTTTATGAGGTTCGGCTTGAAGGAAAACGGGCGCTTTGACTTGTGGGACATTCCCGAGCTTCAGGAGAACGAGGACGCGCAGAGCAAAAGGGACATTGCGGAGATAAACGCCGGGCTTAAGACGATAAACGATGTTTTGAAAGAGAGGGGCAAGGAGCCGAAGCCGTGGGGCGATGTATGGCATAAGCCGAAAAACCTTGGCGATTCCGGCGGCGGCTGTTAGCGGGGCCGGAACCGGGGGCGGCAATGGCTGGCGGGACGCTGGTCGTGAGCAGGGACGTTAAACTGCACCGGCATTTCAAGGGGCGGCTTGAGGCGCTGGGCTACAGGGACGTTGCGTGTACCGCGACCGAAAAGGACGGGCTGTACATGGAGATAGACGAGGCGAGGCCAAAGACTGTTTTCATGGAGGCGGATTTTTATGATGCGGCAACGCCGTACCTGTTCAGTTTCATGGCAAGGCGGTTTGGCTGGGTTTACTTTGCAGTGTTTTCGAGGTCGAGGTATCCGGCGGACCGCGGTATGTGCTTTATCGTCAACGGGGCGAAGTCGTTTTTGTACTACCCCGACGGCCCTGAGCAGTTTGAGCGCGGCCTTGAATGCGTCAGGGATGGGAAGAATTTTATATCTGATTCGGTACAGGAGAGGTTTAGTATGCGTGATGAAAAACCGCGTCCGGCGGTGGAACTGACGGGGCGCGAACTGGAGGTTATACGTTTTGTTTGCAACGGCTACACGGGGCCTGAGATTGCGGACAGGCTTTGCATAAGCCTGCGGACGGTTGATTTCCACAAGCGGGAAATCTACACGAATTTGAGCGTGCGGAATGAGATTGAGCTAATCAGGGTTGCGATCTATCTGGGGCTTGTCGGCAAGGACGAGCTTAATTTCTACGGAGGGGGCTACGAGTTGAGCCCAAAAATTAACAAGAGACAAGGGACAAGAGACAAGAGAAAAGAGAGAGCAAAGAACAAAGAGTAACAAGAGAGGAGAGGGACAATATGATTATTAGGACTAAGGATATGGGGATGATGGCGGCTGACGGTGTGGCTCTACTTGATTATCTCGGCGTGAAAAAAGAAGTAGCTGGGGTGCAAAAGGTTTCGGGTGATGTTGAGCTTATCGCTTCGGTTCCGTTCTTGCTGGCAGCGGATATTGAAGCGGGGCAGGGCTTGCCTTGGACGCTTTCTACTTTNGACCTTGACCGTTTCGGGGAANGGATAGATCCGCAGGGATGGGACTTCAAGAGGTTCATGGATAACCCTGTCGTGGAGTGGGCGCACCGTTACGATATTCCGGCTATCGGCAAGATTGAAAGCTTGAACATTGATGACGGGGGGCTTCATGGTCTGGTGTGCTTCAACGACAAATCCTATGACCCTTTCGGCTGGGCTATCGGGCAGCGTGTGAAGGCTGGGGTTATCCGGGCGGGATCGGTCGGGTTCCGTGTCATCGAGATTGAGATTCCTGACAGGGAAACGGCGAAGGATGGGACGGCGTTAATTTTCCGCAAGCAGGAGTTGCTGGAATTTTCCATCTGCAATGTTCCGGCTAACCCTTACGCATTAGCAAAGGCAGCTACGCAAATTAAACAGGATTCTTCCCTTCCTCATTTTTGGAATGGGTTAATCAATAATTTTCAAGGAGAGTAATTCATGGACGAATTATTGAAGGCTATCAAGCAAAAGTTGGCCAACATGAAAAAAATCGAGGGTACCGGGTTTACCGATCCGGCGAAGGCGGCGGAATATTTCAGGGACAAGGAATTGATTTTGGAGGAAATCACCAAGACCCTTGAAACCATGACTGATAACCAGTCAACGCAGATTGCGGCGCTGGAGGGGACTGTCAAGGGTTTGCGGGATGAACTGAAAACCCAGGTGAAGTACCCGAAGGAACTGACAAGGCGTGAACTGCTTTTCAATCTTGGCAAAGGGATTGCGGCGGCGTGGGCGGGGAACCATAAGGCGCTGGCGGAGCTTTCGTTCAGCCCTAACCTGAAAGCGGACAACTGGACTAATCCCCGTGATGTGTC